TTGTTTATTAATCATTTCCTTGTTCCTCTTTTTCTTCATTTATTAATTTATAATTTTCTTCAATAAAATCTAATACATCTTCTTCATCTATTTCTTGATAACCTTCCCAATTATCAACCCCATTGTTATTTAATATATCTAATTTCCGTTGTGATGAAATTAATTCAATTAATTCTTTTTCATCTATTTCATATTTTTTATTCATACTTTCCTCCTAATTTTTTAAGCATATCTTCATTTAATTTCTTTAATTTTAAATAAGCTTATTTTTCTTGTTTATAATCTAAATATTCTTGTAATATTACTAAAATTACTCCGCATATCCATGCTATTAAATTCAATCTTGATAGAATTATTAATAATGTAAATTCTAATAACATTTGTAATGAATTTTTCATTTTGTTTCTCCTTTTTCTTTATGTTGGTGCATAAATTCATATTTTGAATTTTCTCCCATATTTTTAAGTAACCACTCAGTGGTTTTAATTTGACTTAAATGAGTTCTTTTAACTCTTTCTTCATATTCTTTTGTAACTGCTCTTTTATGTAATTCTTCTTCGTTAATGTAATTACCTTCAATTAAATAAACATCATAATTTTTAGCACTTACATGATCAATTGAATTAGTATCTGTTGCATATATTAATTTTTTATTATTTAAATAAATTTTAATTCCAACATTTTCAACATCATGAAATAGTTCAAAAGTCTTAATTTTAAATAGACCATAATCATACAATTTATCTTTTTCTATTAAATCAATATTTTTCTTTTCTACTCCACATTTAACTAATTCTTCTACTAGATATTCGCCTACTGCAAATCTTAATGTAGGTCTTTCTTCTGTTAATCTTTTAACTGTCTTTTTATTAAAATGATCTCCGTGAATATGACTTATAAATACTAATTTTAATTTTTTGATATGTGGAGAGAGTTTTTTAAAACTAACTCCACAATCAACTAATATTATTTCTTCAACTATTGTTGCGTTTCCATCACTTCCAGAATTGATAATGTTATATTTCATTAATATCTACCTTTGTTGGTTCAACTACTGCTTCTTTTATTTCTTTTGCTTCTATACTTTCTTTTTCTTTTTCATTAATTGTTAGAAAATTAGATGTTCCATCTTCAAATATAGTTTGATTATCTTTTTCGTAAGCTTGTTGCATTTCTATGCTCATAATTCCCCATTTAGATATTAATTGTCTTAACATCGTTTTCTTTGCCATATCATCAAAACTTTTGTACCAAAATGATGAATATTTCCACATATCTTCTTTTTTTACTTTTCCTTCAATTAATGCTTGATACCCTTTTTTATTAAATGCTGGTGAATATTTATTTGCATAATCTAACATTTTTTCTTTTGTCCAATATATTTTCTTTTGAAATCCGTTTTCATATTCGAACATTGCATAATATCCTATTGTTTCAGTAATTTCTCTTTCTTCCTCATTTATAATAGGATTTAACAATATGTCTTCTGTAAAAGGATTATATGAAATTAATTCTCCTTTTTTAACTTCTTTAACATTTAACTTTTTGTAATAACCACTTCTAATTGCAAGTTGAATGTATCCTTTGTATCCTAAAATGAAATTTGCAACTTTTCCTTTTTCTTTTGAATTAAAAGGTACTAAATAATATTGCCCTAATTGTGGACTTGGACTTAAGTTAAGACTTTCTCCTAATAATGCACTTGATAAAATCGTTCCCGCATCACATTCTTGTAGCTCATTATTTGTTGATACAGCAGATGTAATACTTGATACAAATCTTCTAACTCTGTTTTCGTCACCTAATGTTCTGTTTATTAATGATTGATATGTAGGACCTTGTATCGCTAGGCTGAATTTTACCTTTTCTTTTTTTTCTTGTTTTTGTTTATTTTCTTCGTTATTCATAATCATATCCTCCTTCATTTAAAAATATTTTTAATAATTTTAATTTATTCATTGATGCTTTTACTTTAAAAGTCATTTCAAATATTTCTTCTTTTACCTCTTCTTTAGGTGCTTTGATTACTTCTTCTACTTTTTCAATAATTTTTTGTTCTTCTTCTTTTTTAACTTGAATTTCTTCTTGTTTTTTCTTTTCTTCTTCAAGTCTTTTTATTCGTTCATTAACTTCAGTAATTGCTCTTGATACATTTAAATCTTTTTTATATTCAACAAGTATTTCTATTTTTGCTTCTTGAGTTTCTATTAAATTTAAATCACTTTCTACTTTATCAACAAATGCTTTTGCTTCTTCTTTTAAGCTTTTTAAACTTGCTGATAAAGTTATATTTAAATTCATATTTTCAAAAGTAATAAAATCTATATTTTTTGATTTTTTATATTCTTCAAAATAATCTCTTACTTCTTGCTCTTTTACTTTCTTTTGTTCTAGTTCTACTTGATCTATTTTTGTTTTTAATTCTATGTCTGCACTTTTATATTTGTCACTTACATAAGTTTTATATACTTCTTCAAAAGCCATATATGGTGCTAGAACTTTTTCTTTCACTAATTTTCTTTGTTCTTCTAATTCTTTAAATTCTTTAGTTAATTCAGCTCTTGTCTTTTTTACTTCTTTAACTGTTTCTTCTGAAACTACCAAAGATTTTGCTTTTTCTACTTTTTCATCTATTTCTTTTGATAATTCTTTTAATTTTTCTTCAATTATTGGTAATTGTTTTATTACTATTAACTCTTTATTTTCCATTTTCTTCTTCCATTTCTTTTGCTATATTTTGAATTGCTTCAATTATTTCTTCAGAGGTTTTTGAATTATTTATTACTTTTAATTTCACCCTTTCAAGTATTAAAAGTAAAACTAGCGGATTACCTAATAATTCACATTCAATTTCTCCATAATTCCCTTCAATTTTTACTTTTGTTCTTGAATTTAAAGCTTGTTCTACTTGTTTTTTAACTTCTTTTAATAATTCTGGTTTGTCTTCCTTTAAATTTTTAACAAATTCATCTACTGCTTCTTTCATTTTTTCTTGTAATTCTTTATCTAACATTTTCTTTCTCCATTTCTATTTAGTTTTTTCATAAAATCGAACATCTTATAACATCTGTCTTTTTCTAATCTTAATTTTTTGTTTTCTTCATAAGTTAAATCACTTCCTAGATATAAGTTTTGTAAGATTTTTCCTCTTATTATTCTTTCTTTTTGCTTCCTAGAAAATTGTTCTATATCTCTTATCATTTCTAATTACCCGTTGCTTGAGCTTCTAAAATGTCATACCTCAAATCAAAAGCTTCTTCACTTGTTAATTTGTAACCTTCTTCTTCAATTTCTTTTAGTTCTTCTAAATAATTGTTTTTAATGAAATTGAATGTCGATTTTATTTCGTTTTCTATTAATTCAGAAGTCATTTCATCGCTTTCAAGATAGTCTGCTAATTCTTCTAAAACATCGCTTATTTTTCTTTTTATTTTTTCAATTTTATTTTGATATTCTTTCATCTGAATAAACTCCAAAATTTCTTTTGTTTTTCGATTGTAATATTTTCTGGATAAAGTTCTTTTGATATTATTTGACTTAAATAAGCTAATAAAATTGTAACTTCAATATCTTCTACATTTTTAGTAAGTTCATCAAACAATATTGTCAAAACTTTTTCTAAACTTTCTTTTTTCATTTTCATTTTTATTCTCCTATCATTAATTTTTCTTTTTGTTCTAATATTTTTGTTTGATAATATTTCATATCTTCTTTTAGCCAATTTGGTAATAAATTTCTTTCAGCCCATATTAGTGCTTTTGTATAGTTTCTTTCTTCTTGAATATGATCTAATTCACCATAGTCGCCTTTTTTAAAATAACCATCTGCTTTCATTAATTCTAGAATTTCATTTTTCATAAATTCTTTTTCTTTTTCACAAGCTTCAATAATTTCTGATATGCTTGGCATGAATTTTTTAGTCGCTATTATTTTTCTAGTAGCATTTGCAAGTGTTTTTTCGTTGTAACAATTTAAATGCTCTTGATATATTCTTGAAAGTGCTGTTATTTCTTCTTTTGTACTTTCTTTAAAAAAGTATGGGTATGCAATTTTAAAATTCGCTATCAATGTTGATATTCCCTTTGTATTCATTTTCTGAATTCTCCTTTTCGTATAATTCGTGTAAAAATTCCCATTGTTCTTCGTTTTTTGTTTTTGTAAAACTTTTAGTTTTTTCATTAAAATTATTTCTATTCCAATTTCTTAAAGTAGCTTTCCAATCTTTCATTGAATTCTTTCCTACTTTCCATCCGTTACTTTCGTAATAATCATAGAAATGTTCTCCATTTACTTTTAAATTATTTTCTAAAATAAAATTATTAATTTCTTCTAAAGTTGGTTTAGTGAATTTTTTAGATTTTGTTTTCGGTGACTCGTTAGAGTTGCCTATATATTTATCTATACTATTCTTATCTATACTATTCTTATCTATACTATTCTTATCTATACTGTGTATACAAGTTGTATACATTTCATATACATTGTCTTTTTCAATGCTTAATTTTGATAATTCTTCTTGATAAATTGTCGGATTTAATCTGTCTTTTTGTAAATAATTATTTAATCGCCAATGCCTTATAACTATTACTCCACTTTCGAATGGAAGTATGAATTGTTTTGTTATTAAAATTTTCAAATCATCTTCTTTAGCACCAATCATTCTGATTATTGATTTCCAATTATCAATAAAGCCATCATCATCAGCATTCATTGATAAATGAAAGTATAAATTTTGTGAACTAGCTGGCATTTCTAAAAAATTATCATTATTTGTAACTGCCTTGTTAAACATTCTTCTTTGAGCCATTATTTTCTCCTAACATCTTTTTAATGCTTCTTTTCTCATTTCTTTTAACCATTCTTTTAAAAGCATAGGTGAAAATAGATAAATAATACTTTCAAAACCTATATAGCTTAAAATTGTATGTTTATGTGAGAATAAAGCCATAATTCCTAAAATTAAGAATATTGTTAAAAAGATATTTTCCCATTTGATTTTTAATATTGTTTTCATATTTTCCCCTTTTCATTTTCTTTTCGTGTATTTTTTGATATAATTAAAATGCTATTTCTTTTTTGAAATAGTTTGTGGTTATAGAAAATCTTTAAGGTTTTCTATTTCTTTTTTTGTATAAAATAAATTAGTTAAATCTATTTCTTTACTATCTAATTCACTTGCGATTTTGTTAATAACATCGTAAATATTAATTAGATTTTTTTTATACTTTTCTTTATCAATTGGTATAAAATCAGTTTTAATAATTGCTTTACCTTTCATAGTGTCTCCTTTGGTTTGATTTCTACTGCATATTGGCATATACTTTATCAAAAAAAATACAATAATTTACATTGTAAAAAATTAATAACTTACTAAAAACATTAAAGTCTTTTATTTCGCCTCTTTCATATTTTGAAATTGTTGTCGAATATACTTTGCTCTTTTCAGCTGCTTCTTCTAGAGTTAATTCATTTTGAACTCTCAATTTCTTTAATTCTTTACCCATTTGAAGTTTAAATTCTTTTGTATCAAACATTCTCTCATTTCCTCCTTTCTATTATCAATTATATACTGCCAATATGCAGTATGCAAGAAAATAATGCCATTTTGCAGTAAAATATTGTAGTTTACACAAAAAAGTGTATAATTGTATTTAGAAGGGGTAATAATATGAAAAATTATTTTAATACCAACTTAAAGTATATAAGAGAAAAAATGAAATTGTCTCAAACAAAATTAGCTGATATGTTAAAAGTTAATCAAACGACTATCGCTAGATGGGAAGATGAAAACAGAGTTCCTTCGATTGATAAAGTTATAGAAGTTGCTAATTTTTTTAATATATCAATTGGAGATTTAACTGGAATTGATTTAACTATTAAAAATGTTTTACCTATAGAATTAGATGAAGAAGTAACTAAAATACCAGTATTAGGTAGAATACCAGCTGGAATACCTTTTGAAGCTATAGAAGATGTCATTAAATATATAGATATTCCTAAAGAATGGACCTGTGGAAACAAAGAATACTTTGGGCTATTAATTGATGGAAATTCAATGTTTCCTAAGTATCAAAATGAAGATATAGTTATTTTTCAAAAATGTGAAGATCATATCAAATGTAATAACAAAGATTGTGCTGTAATGGTTAATGGAAATGATGCTACATTTAAGAAGTTTATTTTTAATAATAATGCTGTAATTTTGCAACCATACAATAGCGAATATGAAATTAAATCTTATTCACCTAATGAAGTTGAAGAATTACCGATTAAAGTATTAGGATATGCTGTTCAAATTAGGAGAGATTTATAATGAATAATTCAAATGATTTTTTTAATCGAATAGATAAAGAATTGCAAAATGAAACAACAATAAAAATAATATGTATAATTTTCTTTTTACCTTTTATTATTTTATTTAGTCCATTGATTTTGATTTATTATTTTTATGAATTGCATTATTTTAATGGCCAAAAATTTAAAGAAGCAAAAGAAAGTGTAAAAAAATACGTTGACGATTGTAATAATTTAAATGATTATATTGAAGATTTAAAAAATCCTTCTGATGTGATTGCAAAAAAAGATTTTGGAAATTCTATATTAGAAGACAATAGTGTATATAATTTTCAAAGAAAAGAATTACACAACTTTCAAAATAACTATTACACTTACAATTGTAGTTTACAAACTTGCAGAAATGCTCAACAGCAACCTTTTATATATTTATTTAAATATTTTAACTTAGAAAAAAACGAAAAAATTCTTGCTTATTTTGAAAAAATGCTAAATGATTTTAGTTCAATAGAAGAAAGTAAATTTTATTTAAAAAATAAAAAAGCAGAAATTTTTGAAAAAATTCAAGAAAAAGTACCTTTTCTTATAAGAACATTTAGAAAAGATAAAATAAATAAAGAATTAGGACTTCCTAACATCAATTTTAAGGAAACTTACTTCCCTATTTATATATTTCAATATATATCTCCAGCTGGTAACGTTTCAATGAAAACAACCATTGTTTTAAATATAGAAAATTTAAATAAATTAGTTGTATATTTATCAGAAAACATAAAATGGAGAAAAAGTGTTAAAGGGCAAAGAGCTTTAATGACATCTAAATTAAGAGAAAAAATCAAGCAAAGAGATAGCTACACTTGTCAATATTGTAATAATTCTATAAATATCGAACCTAATTTATTATTAGAAATAGATCACAAAATTCCATTATCAAAAGGTGGTATAACCGAAGAGGAAAACTTGCAAACTTTATGTTGGAGATGTAACAGAACAAAAAGCAACAAAATATAAAAAAAGAATAAGCACGGCAATGCTTATTCCCTATCAAAAAATACACAAAAATGAAATTCCAAACCAAAGGATACACTCTTTTTTGTGCATTTAAATTATATAACAAAATCAAATTTTTAACAATAGGAGGAAAATATGTATTATTATAGTGAATTAATCAAAAATCTTAAAAATGTTGCAATATATTTAAGAAAATCTCGTGAAGATGTTGAATACGAAAAGAAAAGCAACGACTATGACACTCTTTTAAGACATAGAATGAGATTATTAAGTTATGCAAAAGAATTAAACTTAAAAATAGACAGCAAAAATATTTATGAAGAAGTTGTAAGTGGCGATAGTATTTCAGAAAGACCTATCATTCAAAAGTTACTTCTTGACATAGAAACAAAATTTGATGCTGTTTTAGTAATTGATGTTCAAAGATTAACAAGAGGTGGTTACTCTGACCAAGGAAAAATAATCGACACATTTAAATACACAAATACTATTATCATTACTCCAGATAAAATTTTTGATTTAAGCAATAAAGCTGATGAAGAATATTTTGCTGACAAATTAAACTATTCTAGAAAAGAATATGAAGGAATTAAAAAAAGACTTTTAGAAGGAAGAAAAGATAGTGTTAAAGAAGGTAAATTTATTGGAAGTTCAGTCGCTTATGGATATGAAAGATACAAACTTCCTAAAGAAAAAGGTTATTCTTTGAAAATTGTGGAAAACGAAGCTAAAATAGTGCGATTAATCTTTCAAAAATGTATTGAAAACATGGGAACATTTGCTACTGCTACATATTTAAACAAACTGGGAATCTCCACAAAAAATGGTAAAAAATGGACCAAAAATGGCATACGTGAAATACTTCACAATAAAACTTACATTGGTTATGTTAAATGGCAACAAAGAAAGAAAATAATCGTTGTTGAAAATGGTACAAAAAAGACAAAGAGCATACGATCTAAGGATGATGATTATCTTTTAGTTAAAGGTAGACACGAGCCTATCATATCAGAAGAAATTTTTGAAAAAGTTCAATCAATATTAAAAGCTAGCTCTTTAAAATATTTAAAACCTAATATAGTTTTAGAAAATCCATTAGCTGGCATTTTAAAATGTAAAAATTGTGGCAAAGCAATGGCAAGAAGAATTGCTACTCCCTTTTATTATTGTCCAAGAGGAGATAAAAATGGTGAAAAGCATTACACTATACCACGAATAACTATTAATTGTACTACTAAAGATTGCCCTACTGTTAGTAACAATTTAAAAGATGTTGAAAGCTTGTTAATTGAAGAATTAAAAAAGTGGATACAAAAAAACAAAAAAATAGTTAAAGACTATGATAAGAACCCTACAAGTATAGAAAATTCAGTTGTTAATCAATTAGAACTAATTGAAGAAGAAATAACTAAAGAAAAAGCAAAACTTAATAGAATTATGGATTTTTTAGAAGATGGAACTTACGACAAAGAAACTTACAACATAAGAAGTTCTGTTATTTTAACTAAATTAGAAAATTTAGAAAACACAAAACAACAAATAAATGAAAATAATGAAGAAATAAAAATTAATAAAATCAAGTCACTAATACCTAAAATAGATAAAATTGTTGGAATATATGATAAATTAAACATAGAACAAAAAAATGCTTTATTAAAATCTATATTAGTAAAAGTCGATTATACAAAAACAAAAGTAAGAGAAGAAAACGATTTAACCCTTGAAATATACCCTAAAATATAAAAAACTTACACATGTAATGTTATTGGTCAATATCCATCTAAACCCAAAAGATTACACATAAAGAAAGGAAAAAATAAATGAATTGTAAGCATTTAAAAATTAGATCTAAAAAATACAAAAAATACATCTATTGTGATTATTTAGAAGAAGAGATAAAATTCTCAAACTGCTATAATTGTAAATATAAAGAATTTAAAGAATATAAACCTATGAAAAAGAAATCTAGTTCTTTACAAAAACTAGAAAAAGAAAGATATAGTATTATTTACAAAGATTTTAGTAAATGCTGTATTTGTGGCTCTTTCAACAACATTTCAATTAACGAAGTTTTTGAAGGATCATATCGCAAAAAATCAATGATTTACGGAATGACAAATCCACTATGTTTTACTTGTCACAGAAAATTTCATGATGATATGGAATTTAACAAAAAAATAAAAAGACAATTTCAAAGAGAATTTGAAAAAACTCATACAAGAGATGAATTTATAGATATATTTATGAAAAATTATTTAGATGATTAAAAAAAGATAGTAATATTATTTACTATCTTTTTATTATCCATGATTATAAGCATTAAATCTAAAGTCAAATCCGACTATATGAAATATTGGTGCAACATCTGAAAAAACACAAATCATTCTATAATCACTTGTTACTCTAAAAATATACACTTTTGTATCTTTTGATATTTCAATGTTATCTATATTAAATTTTAATTGATAATAATTTATTCCTTCAAAAAAATTACTTTTCTTCATAGAAAATAAATTTTCAGTTGTATATTTACTTTCTAAATCAATTATTTTTTCTATTAGTTTTTCTCTAAATTCATCTAATTCATCATTTTTAATACCATTAAAATTATATTTTTTGTTTGTAGTTAAATATTTCAAAGAAAATATAGGATAATTATATTTTACATTTAAATTAGATTGTAAATGTATTAAATTAGTAATTTTTTCATTATTATTACAAGCCATAACTATTCTTTTTAAAGTATTCTTTTATTACATTTGGAGTAATTTCTTCATTTCTTTCAGTAAGTTTCCAAGGGTCTTCTTCGTGAGTCATATTTCTTAATTTCCATGCAGTATATTGTCCAAAATTTTCATATATTTCTTCTAAAAAAGAATTTAATTCTTCAGAAAAATTTAAGTTAATATTTCCTTCAAATTCTATTCCATTTCCTCCAAATTTTTTATATATATCATAAACACTTCTAACTACTGGTCCATGTTGCCATGCAAATATTTTATCATCAAACAAAACTTTATCATTTCTTTTTAAATAAATTCCTTGTGCATAATACAAAAGTTTTTGTAATTTTAAATTAGTCATATCTTCGGTATCATACATATTTTGATAATAATTATTTTTATTTAAAAACCATTCAGCAACTTTTGATGCTGTTATTTCATTTCTTTTAAAAATTCCCATAATTCTAATTTTCCTTACTTTCTTACTTTATTTTCCTATTATTAGTAATATAATACCATTTTTAATGATTTTTTTCATTAAAATTGTTATCTAGTATAATCTCATTTTGTAAAATTGCAAGAAAAAAGAATAACTTAATGTTATTCTATTTTATTTCTAAAATAATTATTGTATTATCAGTTCCATCATTTAATTTATATATTTTATAATAACCATCTAAATCAACTAATTTAGTTTTTTTAATATTAAATTCTACTATGTTTAATATTCCTTTTTTGATTTCAATTGTTTTTACTTCATTAGAATCAAATTCTTTTAAATATTTTTCTAATTCATTAATTCCATATAATTTTTTTATAATTGCAATATTTTTTATAAATTTATATTTTTCTATTTCAGAATCATTTATTGATATTTCACAATCTTGATTTTTAATATTTAAAAAATATGAATTATCTTCTTGTACTCCAATTTCTTTTATTAGTTGATTTAATTTTTCTATAACTAAATCTTTCTTTTCTAATTTTGATAAATAATGTACTCCTGGAAACCAATCTTTATTCTTATAACTTTCATCAACAAAGTTTATATATTCTTCCCTTTCTTCTAAAAATTCCTTTTCGTATTTTTCTATCATTTCTGTAACCATTTTAATACCTCCTTCATGTTTACAATTATATTGTATTACTTCTTCTAGAAGATGTAAATACTTTTTATTAAAATTAATGATTTATTTTATATTTTTTATGTCTTTTTCTATTTTTTTTAATATGTAATTTTTTAAACCTATTTTTTTATTTTCTAGAACTTGATTTAATTTTTCATTTTCTTCTTTTTTTAATCTAATTGATCTAGAAACATAATTTTCTTGATTATATTTGTTCTTGTATTCTTGTTCGTTAAATTTTTCTTTCATATCTCTCCTCTCACTTTATACTTACTATTATATGCTATCTTCTAGAAGATGTAAACATATTTCTATTATAACTTTTACTTTTTTTAAACAAATGATATAATAAATTATATTATCATTATTATATTTTATTTAGGGGTATGCAAATATCTCTTTTTTTATTAATAAAAAAGAGTAGCAGAAATGCTACTCTTGTAAACATAAAGGAAGTAAGTAGTGGAGTTTAAAATAGACCTAGGTTTGGCTGTATTTAAACAAACTCACTTCCCAAATAAATTATAACACAAAACAAAAAAAGAGCAATCTTTCGACTGCTCCTTCTCATAAGAGATTGTATCACTCTCAAATTTCTTTGAACTTGTAATACGTCTTTAATATATATTTTTTCTTTTAAAATGTCAACTATAATAATTCTTCAAATAATCTAATATTATCCCATCTAGTTAAACCAGCATTCCAATTAGCAGTTACTTGAGCTCTTATTTTTTCATAAACTTCATGACCAAGACCTATTGCTCTTTCTCGGTTATCATGACCATTTCCGTAATCTCCTCTAATTACTTTTTTGGTTTCTAAAAGAATTCTATCTTTTAATTGTGCTTGTTCTAAAGATCTTTGATTTGCTAAAATTTCTTCAACTTTTCTTTGAACATCATCGTATCTGCTACCTAATGCTAGTCTTCTATCTTCTCCATCGCCATATTTTCCATCAATCACTTCTCTCGCTAGAGTATCAGTATCTTTTTGATTAATATCAATATTAGCTGGCTTTTCTTCGTTTTGAGCTGTTAATAATTGGTTTGGAGTAAAACATCCGATAATTCCATCATAATATGCTTTTGATATAGTTACATAAGGTTTAGGCGAATTTTGTGCTAAACATTGAAAAGTTCCATCTCCATTATCAGAAATTATAAACCCTACATGAGATAGCGGTGCATACTTGCAATTACCCCAAATAACAACTGTACCTTTAATCATTTGATTTATAGGTACTTCTTTATAGTACTTTAATATACCATTATTTGCTTTATTTTCTGCGATAGATTTAGCATAACCACTTGGTTGGCAATTTATATAACAATCGTTATACAAGTAATTAAAGTAATTGAATAGATCTACACATTGTGGTCCATATGCCTTATCTATATCAATTGAATGACCTAACACTCTGTTTATAAAATCATCAAAATTAGTAAATTTTTCCATTATTTCACCTCTTCTTCTTTTTCTTCTTCAAATTCATATGCTTCTGTTAATTCTTCTTGTGCCATTTCTTCAAGTCTTGGTTTACTTTCTAAAACTTCTTCTACTTCTTCTTCGATAATTGCTTCTTCTGGTGAAACAACTTCTTCTATGTTAAATATTTCTTCCATTTTATTTCTCCTTATTTTCTATAATTGTTTTTGTTTCTTCTTGTTTTTTCTTTTTTGTATCAAAATCATAAATACCATTAGCATTCATTGATATAAATATGCTTGATAATATGTATAACAATATATTTGTTACTTTAAATTGATTTGTTGCTATATTAGTTAAAACAACTATTATTACAGCTACAAAGAATGATAAATATTTAGTATTCAATTTATTAATAAATGGTATTTCTTTTATAAATTGAGTTGTACCAAAAACTGCTGTAACACATGTTGCATAACTTAACAACATTTCGTATGTGAAAAACTTATCCATATTCCCTCCTATAATTTCTTATCTTTTCTTAAATCTTCAAATTTATCATGTATATATGAATTTTGGTTGTATACTTTCGTATATCTTTCATAGTTATGGTATATCCACTGCTTTTCTCCTGGAGGCAATTCTTCGCCTCTTTCTAATCTTGCAAGTTCTATCGTTAAGAAATTTTTGCAATCATTTATTCCTAGTTCATATACATTTGATTTAATATCTTTAATATCGGTGTTTATCACTGCTAATTTTAGTTCTATAGCTTCATTAATAGGCTTTAATTGTTCTTGAATAACGACATTTAAAGCTTTTTTTATATAAACAACTAAAGCCACAATTCCACCTATTAAAGTTACTAAAAATAGTATTTCACTTGATAAATTACCCAAAGTTATATTACTCATTCATTTTCTTGTTCCTTTCTTTTTATTCTAAAATTTCTACACTTAAATAACCGCTTCTTATTTGTCCGTAATCGGCTTTATTTATTTGTGCGTAAATATATATTTTGTCATTTTCTTGTACATTTATTGGCAAGTTTGAAATATTTAGTTCTTTAAAATTTTGAGAACCCTCACAGATGTATTCTTGCACACCTATTTCATTTTTTCTCACAAAACCGAATAAATATGCATTAAATGCATTTTGTGCGAATAAATGGCTTGTTAAAGCTATCCTTTTAACACCTTTTTTAATAGTTATAATTCCATTTTCATAACTTAGGTTATCTGTATTATTTATTTCTACTTCATCAAAAAGAATTGTTTGAAATGTTATATTCAAATTTTGTTGCGAGGTTTTTTTAACCATTAAAATTTCACGTTTAACTTTAGGATAGACTAATTCATCTCTATCTTTAAATTGAACGATTTCATGATCTTTTTGGTAGTCTAGAATTCTCTTATTTTCTCCAGCTTCATTTTTGTAATAAATCTCACCAACTTTTGCATCTTCATTTGGTATGCAATTGACACCAACTGCGTTTTTATTAGTCGAAATAAAAAATGATGGTACACCTATATCAACGATTCCATTTATTGTTACTTCATCTAACAGATCCTCTATTTTAATTTCTATTTCAAATGATTTTTCGTTATCTAAATTTAATTTTTTTTCAACACAAGTAAATTTATTTTCTTCAATAATAAAAGGAATTTCGCTCCAATCGCCAAATTCCCCTCCGACTTCTTTATATCTAAATTTAATATATTTAATAGTATTCTTTTTTAAATTAGGTACTTCTTTTGTATAGTAAGGATTTACTTCAAACTTAGAAAAATCACCATTTATTTTAATTTTTGTTTCATTTTCAAAATTATTTAATCTTTCTGTTGTTAAAAAGATATTTGGTTTTGAATATTTTATTCTTTTTATTATTGGCCAAATAGCTGTGCCTTGCCAACCTCTTGAATCTATAGCATAAGTACCAATTTTATTTGCATAGCCATTTTCTCTAATTACACTATCAAATTCATAAGTTATTATTTCTTCTGTAAACGGAATTGTTTTTACATATTTTTCATTTAAATAAATTCTATATTCTTTTGGATAACTTTTTTTATAAGTCTTCATTGGTTTTAAAATTTGATATCTAACCCTTGAATATCCATTAATAATAAATTTTTTATTCCCAGTTATTTCTATTGTTTTTGATGTAATATCTTCATAATCACTGCTATTTTCAATTTCAATAAAATCCGGACCTTGCTTAACAATATAATAAGTTCTGTCAAAAAAACTATAATGTGATTCACTTACTCCATCGTATGTTGTTGCAACGCAATATCTGATAGTACAATTATCGGTTTCTTTATTATGATCATAAATTATATTTTTTTCATCTTCTGTTAGAATAAAATCGTATCTACCATTTACTGCTAAACCATCTCTTCTGATTGCATAACCGGCAAATTCTAGTCTTAAATTTAAAACATAACCAGCTGGATTAAATATTTCCATGTAAGAAATTTGTTCATCTGTAACATCATCACATCTTGTTATTACAGCATATCTTTGAATTTGAGGAAGAGTAAATGAACCACTTACATCGCCTTTTAACCATGTGGTCCATAAACCACCAGCTAAAGTTCCGCTGAAATTCCCGTTTACATCGTGACCTACCCAAAATTCATTAGTAACTAAAGTATAACTTCCTCTTGAATAATAAGTTCCAATATTTACGCTTAACCCTTGAACTGCAGCTGAACCTCTCGACCAAGTCACATGACTTCCTAGTACATTTAAAACAAGATATGCTCTTATTAAACTTCTGTTGTTATCAGTTTCTTGAGATATTAAATCATATCCTAATTGAATATTAGTACTCTTATTAAGTGCTTTTGTATCTACTACATTCATTTAACCACCTCAACAAATGCTATTCCTTGCACTTCTCCGGTTCTTTTTGGTACAATTTTTGCCGGTTTCAATGTAAATTCTTCTTTTGCTTCTAATTTAGTCGAAAATGTTTTGTCTTTATCGATACCAAAAACTCTTTCTAAACTACCAGAAGCATTTGAATATCCGCTAAATTCATAAGGTGTAATCGTTGTATAATCTCCTCTATTTGTTTCAGAAAAAATTTTCATACCATTTATGTCGAATTGAACGTTTGTCGATAAAAGCTCATCTGTTGCTTGTGTCCATTGACCTTTATATGTCGACTGAATTAAATTTACATCAGTGAATTTTGCTTCACTTCCTTCTATTTCTAAAATTAAATAGTTCATTTTAGGTAAGATATTTTCTATTGATATATTTTTATAATTTAGTTCTTCAGTTATTTCTAACTTATGCTCTTCTATTTCGTTATAAAGTCTAATTTTAACTACTCCGGTTGCTGTTTTTTTGACTAAACAACTAAACGAATATGGTTTCTTTTCAGAGTTTTCTGCTTTATCTTGAATAACATTAATCTTTTGTGATATTTTCTTTCCGTTTAATTCAAAACCATGTCTTGAAATCCCGCCAAAATCGATACTTTCAGAATCAGTTCCTATAGATATTGTTCCTTCTTCGCTTAAATTCCATGAATAAGGTTTATTTTCATTATTTAAAGAAAACATTACTGAATTTTTAATTAAATTAATTCCATTCATATTCTTAAATGTATTAATGGTCTTATCAATTGTTCGTAATGTTTCATTTATTCTTTCTTTATTATTTTCAGTTTCTTTGATTACTTCTGTTATTGTTTTATTAACATGATCAACTTCAAATTTAACTTCTTTTATATCTTTTTTTATGCTTCCTGCTAATGAATAATTAGTTTTATCTTGTTCTTTTGCTAAACTTTTTACATTTGAATTTATTCTAGAAATTCTTTCTATATCTAAAATTGTTAAATTTTGTAAATTTCCATTTCTGTCTTTAACTTTAACAACATCATTCAATTCAAAAATATATCCATCTATAAAATTATTAAGTTCAACTTGTTGATATTTAAAATTCAATATATATTTAGATACTTCTGCTATTATTTCTTTTCTTACTAGGTCAACGTATGGATTATCTAGTATTTTTTTTTCATTTCTTTCTTCAGCTAACGTTTCAGGATAAATAATATCGTCATTTATATTTTGTTTACCCAGCACTATTGTATTTATAACTTTTTCTGTTTCAGCTTTTATTTCCTTAAAGTTTTTTCTTTCAACTATATAATTTGTTTCAGTTGGCTTTTTGATTTTAAGTTTATTTTCATTATCAAAAAAAGCTATCGCACCACCTATTTCAGCTAGTTTTGCAATAACTTCTCTATAACTAATATTTTCCTTAAAATTTGGTTTTTTAAACTCATAATTAGCGAATGGAAAATCTTCACTAAATAAATCCAATCCAAGATTTATACATATTTCTTGAATTATTTCTAATCCGGTGTGTTTTTCGTCCCAATTTAAATTACTTATATATTTTGAATTTAAAAATTGTGTTTTATCTTCAACACCTTTAAAATTTATTATTTTTGTACTTATATTGGTTTCTACATTTTTTTCTTTAGGAATAAAAACGCCTTGTTTTACCCACTTTGTTTTTCCATCAATAAAAAAGCCTAAATAAACTTCGATTTCTTTGTTCAAAAAATTAATATCATTATTATAATTATATATTTCAAAATCTAAAGTTTTAGTTGGAAAACACCCCATTATTGAGGTTGCTTGATGTTTAATTTTAGGAAATGTTTTTATTACATTTCCTAAATATTCAACACCTTCTACTACTATTTTACTTCTTGGAGAAAAAGAATAACCTTTTAGAGCATTTAGATAAGATTCTGATACTTGTATCATATACTATCTACCTCCATTGGAGTAAATCGCAATTGAAATTCTTTTGCCATAAATTCGCCATTCAATAAAATTACTTCCACTTCATCTGCTACTATGTACATGTGTTTTGTTATTCTTGAATTATCTTTAGCATCAAAAAAAGAAAAAGTGCATTCTTTTTTTTCTAGCAATTTAAGAAGTTTTGATAAATTTTCACCGATTAACATTTCAGAATCTTTAAATAAACATGTAACTTTATTTAAAAGACCCTTTACATCTCTAGTCATTGAAGCGTCATCTCCTCTACCTGCGTTTTCTCCATCTAGCTGAGAATAATGAAATTTTAAACCATCGATTTTATATTGAACACCATCTATTTCTATTATGTATTTTTCTTCCATATTTTCTCCTATATTTCAAGTAATATTTCTCCAGCTTCCGCTTGAGTCTTATTAATCTTTTTGATAATTGTTCTTCCGTCTTCGTATTTAACATAAAATGTTAAATTTAAATTTAAATCTGAAACTTGTCCTGTTCCTTGATAAGTTTGAAGGGCTTTTATAACTTGTTGATAAATTTTACTTTCTGGAGTCACTATTTCTCCTTCTCTTTTGTTATCTCCAACTATTGCAAGTCTTGGGTTGTTTGCCTCTAAATATCCACCTTGTGCAAGTCTTGGAATTAGAGGAACATTAATACCTTTTCCACCAATTCCAGGAACCCAATTTGGAACTTTAACTTTATTAAGACCTTTTATAAATCCATTTATTGCATCAATTATAAAATTAATTGGTGCTTTTATAATTCCGATTAAACCATCAATAATGTTTTTAAATATATCTTTTACACCTTTCCAAGCTCTTTCCCAATTTCCGCTGAAAATTCCACCTATAAAATCAACTATTCCATTAAAAATATTAATTAAGAATTTAAATTGGTCTGCTATCACACCAATAACTGAACCAACAAAACCAGCTATTGCACCAAAAGTAACATCGAATGCTGGTTTAAAAATTTTATACAAAAATTCAATAACCGGTCTTAATGCTGAATCATAAATTTCAACACAAGTTGATATTAAATTCATTACAAATCTAATTGTTGATTCTAAAGCACCTTTTAAATGTTTATCCCATAAATTTGAAAACATTTCTAAAAATGGCTTTATAATTGGCGCCATAACATTGTCCCAAATCATTTGAATATTTTTAATAAATAAATTAATGAATGTACCTACTGCATCTAAAAGCCTTTTTCCTTCTTCGAACCATAATTTATCTAAAATTCCAAAAAAGTCCGCCCATATTTTTGTTATGTTTTCTAAAATAGGATCTATTATGTCTTTCCAAATTGACGTAAATAAATCAGAAATACTTTCACTTATAATTGGTGCCCAAGTATTTATTGCTACTGCTGAATCGTTCCAAAAATTTGTAAAAAACGAAGACATATTTTGAATCAAAGACGAAACATTACCAGATATATTTTCCCAAGTATTTATTGCATTATCTGAAATAGTTGTCCACATTGTTTTCAAAAAAACTACTAAAGCATTAAATTGTGCTTGAGTTAAATTAACATAGGCTTGCATTGGAGCACTGTTCCAAATGTCTTTTAATATTTTTCCAACTTCTAATAGTTTTGTTTTTATTATTTCAGACATATCGCTAGCTTTTGAAGTTGTTGAAGTAATACCAGAGTCAACAGCACTAAAGTCTGCTCCTCCACTTACATTTCCGCTTCCACCTAAAGAATCCCCGCCAGAATTAGTAGATTTTTTTGTGTTTAAAACATTAATTTCATCAACTCCAGCAAATGCTTTGTTTATTTCTTTAGCTGCCTTTTTAGCCGCTTTACCAGTTGCACCTATATCATCTGCTGTTTTACCAGCCATTCCACCTACTTTTTTAATTCCATTAGATGTTTTAGAAACAACATCTGGAAAAGATATTCCAAATGTTTTTAATATGCTTCCTATTGCTTTAAAAAAACTAGTAACTGCATTTATTGCACCATTTATTGCAGGTATAAAGAAACTAACTATAGGCGCCACAATTTGTCCTATTGCATTAGTAAGTCCTGAAAATGATGCCTTTAAAGTTTGAATTCTACCACCTAATGTTTGAGAATAAACTGCGGCATCTCCAGTTTGAAATTTCGTTTCTTCTAAAATTCCATTATATTCAGCTTGTATTTTTTGTGCTTGAGTCATTTGTTGTACTGTAATACCATGTGCTTTAGCATAATCTTGCCACATTTTAGCCACATTTTTGGTAACTCCAGCATTATCTACTAGAATAGAATTTTCATTTTTCAATCCTTCTGTTGCGCTCATAACTGCTTCTCCTAGACCATATGAAGCTTGTCTACCAAAAGAAGCACTATCTTTTAAAGCAAGCATAGTCTTTTCTATTTGACTTGTGTTATACCCTCTAGAAAGAAGATTTTTATAAGCAGTTACTGCTTCGTTTACTGCCACTAATCCATCTTTTGTATATTCAGTTATGAATTTTTGAGCTTGCTCAAATGATGCACCAGCTCCGGTAACGATTGAATTTAATCCAGTCCAAGCAGATTGCATACTCATTGCTTGTTGAACAGCTGTTTTTCCAAAGTTTATTATCGAACCAACAGCAAACGCCCCAGCTACAAACCCGGCAATTTTTCCCATTGCTCCGCCCATTACGTTTTCAGCACCAGTTGCTTTATTTTGGAGAGTTTTATCAAAGCTTTTATCATTTAATTCTAAGTCCATATAAACTGAACCAACACTTTTTGACATATCTCCTCCTAACTTCCAAACATTTTAGAAAAAACTTCATCTATTTCATTTAATGAAAGTTCTCTTTCTTTTGTTTGGATTTTTTGATTTTTTTGTTTCCTTAAAAAATCAGACCATTCTCGCCTAATTTCTAATTCTTTTTTAGTCATATTGTTAATTATTTTTATATCAGTTTCAGATCTAATTGAAACAACATATCCTAAAGCTGTTTCTCTATTTAAACCAACTAACAATTGTCTAAATTCTTCACAAGATATACTTTCATATTCTTGATACAACCTTATTCCATATTGCTGTGCAAAAGAAGAAACTATTAAATCCCAGTCATAATCTTTATCATAAAAACTATCCTGGGTGATTATTTTCCCTTTTGTGCTGCTTCCATTAATTTATCTGGGTCTTGCCCGGTTACTGCGCCCATTACGCAAAATGAAAGATATACGTTGCTTTCAACAGATAAATCAAGTTCATTTATTTCTTTTGCTTCATTTTTACCTAATGCTAATTCATAAGTTTTTTCTTGTTTTTCTTTATTTGTTAAACTTTCATCGTTTTGAATTTCTTGAATTTTATCAAAAGTTGATTGTCTGTTATCGACAGTATAAAGTTTGTCTCCTATTTTTAATTGTGGAAAATTATCTCCACTTAACATTTCTTTTGTTATTTTTGTATCTATTATTCTCATTTTTTTCTCCTTTTTTATAAAAATAAAAAGGAAAGATTTTACTCTTTCCTTAAATTAAGCTGTTTTTTTAAATACTGGCTTACCTTTTGCTGTCAAGTCTCCACTTAGTGGAACAACATCTGTTGCTCCTCCTAAAATATCAGTTATACCAACTATTGCTGTAAATTCTAAACTAGATTCGTTTGGGAAAGTTATTTTAAAATCTGCTTCTGCTTCTTTCCCTATATTTAGTCTAAAACTATCTAAATAATCATTACCAGCATCTCCTAAAGTTCTTTTACCACTAAATGAGCCAGTTAAAGCTTTTGCTGTTAATAATGCATTTTGCCAACCATCATCAGCTATTGAATACCAAGTTTGAGTTTGATTTTCTATTTTTAAAGAAACTTCTTCAATGTCTGCTATTGGTATGTAAGCATTTTCTTTTTTTATTTCAAATTTGCATTGACTTACTGAAAATTGTCCTATTGTTATTTTAGCCATTTTATCTCCTTCCTATGTATAAATCGACTTCTATTGAATATTCATAAACATTATTTTCATCAGTTCCTAAATTAAAAGGTTCTTCATTATTCATAATCGTAAATATTCTTTTTTCATCAATAAAAAAAGTTCTTTCTTCAAAGAACTCATATATTTTTTGTGCTATTATTTCAGCACTATCTTGATTTTTAGTATACCTAATTAAAATAGTTATAGGTTTTATATAAGTAGTTTTATTATTTATTCCACCTATTTTAGAATCATATGCAATTTGCCTTTTAGAATTATAAAAACATATTGCTTTTTCTTGGTTATTATCAATTTTTCCTATCGAAATACTGTCTTTCCATTTAAATTCTTCTTTAAAATAATCTTTTATTTGTTTTAAAGTTAATTTCATACTTTACCTTTCATAAATTTTTCAAAATACTTTCGTGGCAAGTCTTTTTTGTCACCATTTATATATGGTTCAAACCACATGCCACCAGCATTTTTGTTCTTATCTTTTTTGAAATTGTATTCTGGATGATAATAAAGTCGTCTTGCATATGGTGTATCATATGCAATAGTTACTTTTTCTTTATTTGCTTTACTATCGTCTATAAAAGCACTTCTATTTTGAAGTTCACCAGTGTCAAACGGTAATGTCTGACTATTAGTTAAATCAGTTTTAATTGCATCTGCAGTTTTTAATAAACTTTCTTTTGCTATAGACTTTACTAAATTAATATTTTGATAATTTAGTTTTACTTTAACACTCATTATTTAATTTCAAACTCTGTATGATGAACGCTTCCATCTGGATTTCTTGGTCTATAACCAGCATATATTTCATAAATTCTATCATTAATAATTAAAATACCATCACTAACATTCGACAAATTAGGAGCTATATCACCTTTCAAAATAACTTTACCTAATAAAGTTATTTGTTTTCCATCACTAGATATTATTCTTTTAGATTTTTCGCTAAAAATACATTTTTCATCTATTTCAAAAGCTGAAATAGGTTCGCCATCTTCGTTTATTCCTGGACTATTTAATTTGATTTTACAATTAATATTTAACAGCCAGTCTGGAAATGGTAATTTTTCTATTTTTTTAGCCATTTATTCTACTGTCTAATCCAGTTTGATGAATAAGATCATATGCTCTTTCATTTATGTTGTTTTTGTAAGCTATAGTATTCTTTTTTTTGTCATTTACACTTACTGATATGTCTAAAACACTATATGAAGTAATATCACTATTTTCTTCGTTATTATAACCATTTTTGTAAATATATTCAGCTTGTAAACAAATTGCTTCGCTTATCTTTTCTTTTTGAAAATCAGTTAAATTATCAAATCCTATTCTTCTAATTCTATTAAAAGTTATACTATCAATCTTTTCTTGTGCTAATTTTAAATTTTTTTCTATATTTTCTTCTGGAATTTCTTTTCCTTTAAAAATAGTAGAATAATAATCTTTTGTTATATAAAGAGTCATAAAATCACTCCTTTACTTTTATTTCTTTTTTAATTTCCTTTTCTTCTTTCACTTTTTCATAGTTAGAATCAGACTCTAACTTTTGAATATAATAAATTAGAGTCTCTTCTACTATTTCACCAGTGATTTTATTTTTAAACACTGCCATTATTAACCCTTATTAAGCAGCTTTGTGTGATACATAAATACCAGCTATTTTGTTTTCGTAAACATCAGCAAGACCATATTTTCTATATCCATATTTCCAAGCATCCGCTGTTTGATTTTCTTCTGGTGTTATTACCTTTGGAGCAATGTGTTTGTTGTATTGCATAACTGCTGATTTTTCTATAATTATAAAATTAATGTCTTTACCAGCAGTATCTTTTTTATATCCACCTTTTTCTTGACCAGTTGTTTTACCATCATTCATTTTGATTTCAGTATAAAATCTTGTTTGTGGTACTTTTATTATTTTTGCAAATAAATCTAACACTTCTTTTGATTTTGTTGTGTCTAAATCATCAATTAAACCTTTTAAAGTTGGTGTAATGTATAAATATCTATTTTCTTTTGACACTTCTTCTTCGTCCATTTTTGTGATTGCAGTTCTTAAAGCTCCTATTATATCAGCCCCAGCATTTAAAGTTTCAGCTTTTTTAGTACCAGCTTTTTTAGCATAAGTTGCGAATCTGAAAGCATCTCCTTCTGGTGCTACTTTTGTTCTAATAAACTCACTTGAAAGTTTACCATAAGCAAGTCCAGCTGTTTCTTCGTCATCCATACTATCAATCGTGAACATTCTTCCACGTTCATAGTTAAATTTAACTGTTTCATTTTTAAATGTTACATCTCCATTTGTATAACCACTATTACGATCATAATCTCCTAATCCTGAATCTTATACACATCTCCGAGCCAACGAGACATAGAGGAATCTAGTATGCCGTCTTATGCTTGAAAAAAAAAAACAATCAAACAAACA